TTACCCCTTTGGCCAACACCTACCCCACTTCCTAATATAAAGTGTCAAGCGTTGATTGCTATCTCCAATCAGTTATTATATAATATACTAATAATATACATGATATACCAATTAATATAGGTAATAATAATATAGCTATAATATAGTTGAATATAGTAATATTATCTGTTCTCATAGACTCCCACCTCATACTCATATTACCACCGCCGTCGTCTGTCCATTTCCATCGTTTCACTTTCTGTATATATTCATCTATATTATATACAGGCATATTATATGATTTACCATTCGAATACATGTATATATTATATCCAAAGAGTAGACATACTAATATGGCTACTCCAAAGATACCTGCACTAATAATTAATATTGATGTATATAACGTTACCATTCAGTATTTGCTAATTTATTGAAATAGCTAATATCCTCATCATCCTCATCAGTTTCCGTTAAAACCTCTCTATCGTCCTTAGAATCCCTTACAACACCCTTTTCAGTAGTAGCATGAACTTCCCCTGATATTGGCATTGATGGTGCTGGTTCAGTAATTAATACCGGTTCATCTACTTTTTTAAATTCTGTTTCCATTGATTGATCCTCAAATCCTAATACTTTATATAATCTAGTTGACAAATCATCATAAGGTTTAAATGCGGTATCTGGGTCAGTAAACTCATCTAAAAACTTAATCTGTTCTGCAATAGTTAATGTGAAATCATCATCATCAGAAAATGCAGTAGTACTTCCAAATTCTGATTTATCATAATTAATATAACCATCTACCTTACGGATCTTTAATTTAAAATTGCAACCATCATCAAAATCAAATGGGTTACGTGGTACCTCATCTGGGAATTCAGGTATCATTAAATTATGTATCTTCTCATATATCTTTTTACCATACTTATATAAGAATACCCCACCATCATTATCGGGATTACTTGGATCTGATACTACATATATATAACTTATATAATGTAATCTTCTCTTACGATCTCTTGCTATATTACGCGATGCCGTATCACCTGTATCCCATAACTTTGTGTTTTCTTTACATAACGGGCATTTACCATTAATCGTTGTTGGGCAATTCTCTAAATACCATCCACCTGGACCTTGGAATCCATGCGAAAATACCTGTCTCCATGGTATATCGCCTTCTCTTTCTACTGGTAAAAATCGTATTGTTGCGAATCCATTACCACTTTTATCTGTGGTTGGTTTCCAAAATCTCTCATCTATATAACTTTTCTTTGTGCCTGATGACTTCGATAATTCATTTGTCAACTTATCTATAGACATTTTATTCTTTCTAAACTTATTTAATGCACTCATTGCTTATATCCTCTTATCGTTGTATATTAATATCGTTATATCTACTATCATTATATAATATTATACAGAGTTAACTCAAAATATTATCTCTGGTACTGCCTCTATCTTAAGTAAATTCAATTTACTAGACTCATACTTTATCTTATCTATTATTAATGGACTTAATAACTTATATATATCCTCTATCTCTATATTATTATCCTCTGCATATTCTGATATTATCTCTATATATGTACATGTGGACGCATTAGATTTAATATCCTCTATATCAGCACATACTCTACTAGTATTCATTAACTCCAATGCCATTAATTCTCCCCTTAATATATATTAATCAACCCCTACACAGATAGTATAACACACTTTACTACCATTGTCAAGCCGGTGCGTGGTGTTCTGCATACTTATGTATAATTTGTATGAAAATATACTCTCCACTGTTCCAAATGATAATGATTCTCACTTAGATTTAATCATTTTATATAATATATTTACTATAATCAATTATTATAGCAAACCCCATGTCAAAAAATTGACATACTGGCGTGCCGGATACACTCAAATATCATGTTTTTTAGTTAGGTCGTTGACTCTTTCTTTTTTAATTCTAGATAGCGTATTCCCTATTGCAATGTTATTAGTATCATTGGAATATTCCCCACCGCCTAAACCTATTTTATCTATATTATTATCTATACTATTATCTATATTATTATCTTGTATCTCTATAATATTATGTATTATATTATCTCTCGTTGCTCCTATTATATCATCATTATTTCTATTATCATATTCTTTTTTCAATATAATAGTACCCGATAGAGTAAGTAATAGAGCGAGAGGATCGAATACGAAAATAATAAGAATGATCAATATATTAAGAGAATTATTATAATCATTAATATTAAATAGTTTAGCAATAGAAATGATAGGACCGACTTCATTTAAATTATCTTGATTTTTTGACTGTTCATTATGTATATTATTATTAATAGTATATATATCATTATTAGACTGATTAATAACATTATTTAGATTATCTCTTTCTACTTTTTGATTATTTCTAGTATTAATTGCGCCCTGTGGTCCTCTAATTCTATCATATTTAATAAGAGTATCGATAGTATCATCTAATTGATTTCTTTGTTTTATAGCGGATTTTATAATTGATTGATGATATAGAATTTGTTTATTATTATATTCTTGATTGATAGATGATTGTTGAATATCATTATTAATATTGGCGGATGAATTAGATAAGAACCCGTATACTCCTAATGAAGTAATCATCATAATACCAGTAATAGCGATTAAGAAATATGATTTCATAATTACTTTATAGATATTCCATTGCAGATATAGCCAATTAATAGAAATGAGTTTAGCGATTTCTAGGCAGGTACCCATAATGATAATGGGGATAACATTATTAATAAAGATTTGTACTAGTCCTGATATAGAAAAATATGCAGCGGTTGCAGACATAATAATTCCAAGAGTAATAACTAATTTAGCTTTTGTTATGTTGTTCATTTAGTATATTATAAGTTAAGTTAGCATAGTATTTATTATCTAATTGAATAAACTGTTGATATTTAGTAGCATTGGATATAAATTGATTAAAATAGATATCATTAAATCTAATATTATTAAAGAAGTTAAGTAGTATATTAAGAATAAGGATAGATTCTATATTAAGTGAATTATTAATAATAAGATTATGCCAAATTGGATATTGATTATCACCTTCCAGTATTATATTTAGTTTAATATTATCGTTGATTATAATATTATTAATGGTATTGATATCATTAATATAATTATACTTCATTGATTGAATTTTTTTATTGTAAGTATTATAGTTTTGAATTGATTGTTGATTAATTAGGTCATTAATATAAGGAATATTATTATGAATTTTAACGCCATTGCCTACTATTTGAGCTAGTATAAAGAGTTTAGCATGTTGAGTATTTTTGAAGTATTTAGCATTGTATGCATATGCATATTTATCTTTTCTTTTTTGGAATTGATTATGATTAGTGAGTGATTTTCCCTGATATTTGATATAGTCATAAGATTGATTAAAATGTAGTTTAATTCCATTATATATGTTATATAGTTCAATCGGTTCAATTGTCATTATTACTAGATTTTAGTGATCCGGAGTCTCGATCTTCAGTTTCCTCAAAATATTGTGAGTAATGGTTATTCATTTTAGGATTAAACCAATTATCATTTATTTTATGTTTGACGTGTCCACATGATATACATTTATCTTTATGGTGTTCTGGTATTTTAGGAACGGGGGTAGGTACTTTATTAGCGTCTACCCCTACCATAAGGAATTTAGCGGTAACGCATCGTACTTGAGCAGAAGTTTCAATATTTTCAGTAACTGCAATCATATCGATAGTCATAGAAGTTCTCCCTACTTTGACTACTTCCCCTCTAATAGATAGAAGGCATCCAATATCTATAGGTTCAAGGTATTGTACTTCAATTACTTTAGCGGTAATACAATAGAGTCTAGAAAATCTTCTAGACGTAGCGGAAGCGACTTGATCTAATAATTTAAGTAATTCCCCCCCATGAAGTTTATTATTAAAATTTGCCTGATCTGGGCTTGGCGAAACAACAATAGTAGTTGATATTGGGTTATCCATTCTGATTCTCCTTTATTAGTCATACCCCATTGGTTCTCTAATAGTATCTTTTCTTTCTAATAAATCGTCGAGTTGATATTTATCAATAGTTTCATATTCCATTAAGCATTCAGTCATAGAATGTAGAATATCCATATTATCTTCAAGTATTTTCTTAGCCTTATCATAATTTTTAGTAGTTAATTTAATAACTTCCTCATCTAATAGTTTAGATATTTCAGGTGAAATGATTTGAGCGGGTTGACCCATTGATCTACCCATAAAGGGGTCACCCTGTTCATCTTCATAACAAAGTGGTCCTACTGCGTCACATAATCCCCATCGTTTGACCATATTTCTAGCAATAGAAGTAGCACGTTCAATATCATTAGATGCACCAGTAGTAACTTTATCTTTGCCGTATATTAATTCTTCTGCAATACGTCCACCATATAGTGCTTGTAATTGAGATTCTAATTTTTCCTTTGATGCAGAATAAGCATCTTTCTCTGGTAGAAACATAGTAACCCCAAGTGCTCTACCTCTAGGCATAATAGACACTTTATATACTGGGTCATGAGTTTCTGTTAATCTACCTACGATAGCGTGTCCTGCTTCATGATATGCAGTCATACGTTTTTCATCTTCCCCCATCACCATAGTTTTCTTTTCTACCCCCATAATCAATTTATCTTTAGATCTTTCTAAATCTGACATACAAATATTAGATCTATCCCCTCTGGCAGCAGCAAGGGCAGCTTCATTAATAAGATTAGCTAGTTCTGCACCAGAGAATCCAGTAGTACCTTGAGCGATATATTTTAATTTAATATCATCGGAAGTTGGAACTTTTCTCATATGCACTTGAAGTATTTGTTCTCTTCCTTTAATATCGGGCAATCCTACATTAATTTCTCTATCAAATCTTCCTGGTCTTAATAAAGCTTTATCTAATACATCTGCTCTATTGGTTGCACCTAATACAATAATACCATCTCTATCATCGAAACCATCCATTTCCACTAATAATT